TTTGCGACTTTTTGACCTAAGTCATTGATTTTATTAGGTTTTTTCGTTTAAGTGGACTGAAAACCACCCCTAAAAACTCCTTATAAATCAAGGGCTTGCAGCCGAGGTCTATTTTGTGACCGACCCGACTGGCTCGGTTTACCATTATTTTACTTTGAACCCCAAATAGGGTATAATAATTGAACTGGTAAAAGCCAGTATTACATCTATGTTTAATATAATGAGGAAACACAATGAGTAAGAATACTAACTCGCAGAAAGAAACCGTCCTGAATGCCCTGAAAAACGGCAAGACTCTGACGACCGCCCAAATCACCAACAGCTACAAAGTCACTTCGGCTTCTGAAGTCATCCGTCAACTTCGTTCGGAAGGCTATGCTGTTTACACCAACACTGATAGCAATGGCAAAACCACCTATCGTCTTGGCACCCCGAGCCGTCGCATGATTGCTGCTGCTTACAACGCTGGCGGTTCTACGCTGTTTACCCGCAACTAATACTTAATAGTTGTTAAGAAATGGGGGAGGTCAAACTCCCCCTTTCCTATAAATAATTTCTCGTCCAACCAAAAAAGGAAATGCGATGACTTTTATGAAGAAATCGGTTATCCTTGCTGTTGTACTAGCAAGTCTGACTGTAATAAATCAACGAAGTGCTGATGCAAAACTTTTAGATAATGACAAACTGTTTCAAGAATTAACACCAAACTTTCCAATTACTAACCCAGTCAAATCTAAACCAATCAAAGCGTTATCCAAGAGTGACATTGCCTGTTTAGAGGCAGTAATCTATAATGAAACCAGAGGTAACAAAGCACAGGGTGCTATTCTCGTCGGAGCGACAGTCTTCAATCGCGCGAATAGTAAATACTATCCAAAAACAATTTGTGGTGTAGCATACCAAAAAGCGCAATTTACTAATGTTCGCAGAGTAAAACCGCACCACATCAATGATCAAACTAGGGATGTCGTTCAAGAAATCATCGAACGATATGAAAACGGTACATTAAACAAACGTGTTATGTACTTCCACAATACATCTGTAAAACCGAAATGGTCTTACAAAAAGAAGCGCGTAGCAAAAGTAGGAGCGCACATTTTCTATGCTAGATAAACTTGAAAAGAAATTTGATGCCAATACATTTGCTATGGCAGTAGAAAGCAAAGTAAAAATGGGGATGGGCTATCTCGAAGCCATCCTCTCTTTCTGCGAAGAGAATGACATGGAACCAACAGCAATTGGGAACTTGGTCAAAAAGTCTGACGTGATTAAATCGAAATTAGAAGCTGAATGTCGAGATATGAATTTGTTGGAAAGAACTGCAAAATTACCATTATAATTAAAGGAATATATTATGAGCGAAGAAACAACTGTTATTGATTCGAGTGAAGAAGTAAGTCTACCGCAACCGAAGAAGCGTGACCTATTCTTTACAAAGCAGGTCGACCAAGACAGCATCGCTGCTCTAACCGAAAGTATTCTTGCTATCGAGAAGCATGACAAATATATCAAGAAGCTGTATGCGCTTCACAATCTTGAATATTCACCACGTCCCATTAACATTTACATTGACAGCTATGGTGGTATGGTCTACCAGTGCTTCGGTCTGTTGTCAATCATGCGTGAATGTAGCACACCGATTCATACAATCGTGACTGGTACAGCTATGAGCTGTGGCTTTCTGATTGCTATTAGCGGTCATGTTCGTTCTTGCTATGCTGATTCTACTCACATGTACCACCAAGTTTCGACTGGTATCATCGGTACACTGAAAGAAGTAGAAACAGAATTCTTGGAAGCATCGCGCTTACAAGATCGCATCGAAGATATTACTCTTCGTCAAACTAAGATTACTCCTGAGAAATTAGAAGAAATCTACAACATGCGTCACGACTTCTATATGTCGTCCGAGGAAGCACTTACTCTTGGTTGCGTTGATAACATCATCGGAACCATCCATACTCCGAAGACGAAGAAGCCAGTATCACGCAAAAAGAAAGAAGCATAATTTTACTAACAACACATTTTAGGGTATAATATCATTATGAATATATTTGCGCTTCACCTAGAACCTAAAACGTGTGCCGAAATGCACGTGGACAAGCATGTTGTCAAGATGATTCTTGAGTATTCGCAACTGCTTTCCACGGCGCATCGTGTCCTAGATGGGCAACAGTATGTTGATGATTCCAGCGGACGACGTATCAAACGCTGGAAGCTAGACAACAGTTTCGCTGGTGACAGTTTGCTTTACAAAGCCACACATATCAATCATCCTTCCGCTATCTGGGCGCGAGAGAGCAAAGCCAACTATCAGTGGCTCGCTTATCTGCTCGTCGAGTTGTGTAAGGAATACACTCACCGCTATGGTAAGGTACACAAGTGCGAGGAAATCGGACTTGTCAAATGGCTTGTAAACTGCATCCCAGAAAACATTGCAACCAAACCATTCACTCAACCTACACCTGCGATGCCAGACAAATACAAAGTCAAAGGTGACTCTGTAAAATCCTATCGCAACTATTACATCGGTGATAAACAGCGCATGGCTAGTTGGAAGAAACGACAAGTGCCAGTGTGGTGGGCATGAGAGTGACACCGTTTGAATGTTACAGCACCTATCTAGCACTCAAGACTCATTTCTCTTCACCGAGTTATGACTATCACCGCTATGGTGGTAAAATGAATTTGAAGGAAGATACATTCGAGGTTCGCCGAGATAAGTATTTCTTCATGAAACTTTCCAAGAAACCAGAGCCGTTCGAGTATTTGTTGGCAAACATTTCCTCTCGCGGTACTAAAGCATGGATCGGTGATATTATCGATTCATCTGGCGAGGAAACCTATCTGGCATGGAAGAAGCGGAAGGAATCACTTTCGTACAACTTCAAGTCAGAGTTGTCCAATTTGAAGGATGAGTTGGATGACAACCTAGTTATGGATGGTGGCAATCATCCGTATCTACTCAGGTTGTATCTCCTAAAGGAGTTTAGCTTGGATTCTCTTTGTATTATGAATACTGTACTCAACTTTGTTCCCTACTGGGATAAAAACATCAGCGAGTATGACCCAACGTGGAAAGAAACCAAACTTCTCATCAAAAAGTACACACCGTTCTTAGAATTCGACAAAGCTAAGATGAAAGAGATAATTGATAGTCGATTTGACATATAAATAGTCAACTATATTATGAACATGTGAAACCGTTAATACACCGTCAATACAAGGAACATACTTATGACACAATCGTTCGAACAATTAAAACGCAGTCGCCAAGATTCATTCAGCAAGCTGACCGAACAGCTTGAGAAGTTGAATGAAAAGAAAACCTACGCTAAGGATGACTCCAACTACTGGAAGCCTGAAGTAGATAAAGCTGGTAATGGTTTCGCTGTAATCCGTTTCCTACCTGCACCGCAAGGTGAAGATGTACCTTTCGTACAAATGTTTGACCATGGTTTCCAAGGTCCGACTGGTAAGTGGTATATCGAAAACTCTCTGACCACTATCGGTGGCAAAGACCCAGTAAGCGAACTCAATTCGCAACTCTGGAATTCAACTAAGGATGATGAACATCCTAATCGCCAACAGGCTCGTAAGCAAAAGCGTCGCTTGTCCTATATCGCCAACGTCTATATTGTAAAAGATCCAGCCCATCCTGAAAATGATGGCAAGGTATTCTTGTACAAGTTCGGCAAGAAGATCTGGGATAAGATTCAGGCTGTAATGTATCCTGAGTTTGAAGGCGACGAAGCAGTCAACCCATTTGATTTGTGGGAAGGCGCAAACTTCCGTCTGAAGATTCGTCAAGTTGCTGGCTATCGCAACTACGATCAGTCGCAGTTCGATCCGAAGAGTCCGTTGCTTGATGATGACGCGAAGCTAGAATCTGTCTGGGCTTCTGAACACAGCTTGAAGAAAATCGTCGATCCGTCGAACTTCAAGTCGTATGATGAGCTGAAAGCACAGCTTGACCGCGTTCTAGGTGCTGGTGGTGTTGCTGGTGCAACTGCTGCTGACACTGATGAAGAAGTCGCCGAGTACGTTCCTCGCGCGAAAGTCGCTGAAGCGCAATCTGCTCCAGTAGCAGATACTCCAGCTTCTGATGAAGATGATGATTTGGATTTCTTCCGAAAATTAGCTGGTTAAAAGAAAGGGAGCTTCGGCTCCCTTTTCTTTAGGTATATGCTTTACTGAATCCACTGAACCCAGCATTTCCTCTACTGCCGAGACCAGCTCGTTCTGCGTGTGGTGCTTGATTCATATTAGTGGTTGATCGAATATTATTTGGTGCATTTACAACTGTTGTATTGTTTACAGCTGGTGCAGGTGCCGCTGGTGGTTTGGCTTTTGCTTCTTCAGTTTTTCTGTTAAGTTCTTCTGCTCTGTTTGCGGCTGGAGCTGGTACTGCTTTTGGTACTGCAGATGCTTGTGGTACGCCAAGTAATTCTGATGCTAGGCTTTCACTATATCCTGCATCTGTTATAATTTTTTTGGCTTCTTTTACGGTGGTTACACCTTCCAATTTTTCTGCTATATCTTCGCGCCCACCTTTCTTTAATTGTTCTTGTGCTGAACCTATTGCTTTTTCTTCGTCTACTGGCTTTGGACCAGATGGTTTTTTTATTCCTAACCAGCTTAATAGAGTGTTACCAAACGGAACAGCTCCCGCCAGCTTTATTAAAACTTCGCGAATCGCTTTTGTGATGTCTTCCCAGATGTTAGAAACAAAATCACCGACATTGCTAACATTATCAAGTGCTTTGTCGAAGTTTTTTCTAATTACACTAGTTTCATCAAATAAATCAATAAATCCTACGATTGGATTTAAGAACCCGACATATTTGTCTAAGAATTCTTTAAAATTAAACTCTTCAACTATCTTCGCTGCATCTTCAAGTCCAATCAAATCTAAAAGACCAGAAAGAAGAAATTGTCCTATATCTACGAAGATTCCTAATAAGCCATTAATAAAACCAGTGGTGACTCCTGCTAAAAGACCTCTAAATCCCCCGACAATGCCACCTTTTTCGAATCCTTCGATTGCTCCAGTAATACCACCGAATAGACCTTCGATAGCACCCATAACAAGCGCAAGGATTCCAGACAGTTTACCAACAGTTTTCACCAATCCCAAAAGTCCTTTACCAAATCTAGCAAGCATACCGCCACCAGCAGCCACTTCAGTAGTTGCGACTCCAGTACCAATGGTTGTCCCGACTCCTTTAGGAATACCTTTTTTACCTTTACCTGCGACTCCGCCAATTCCTTGAGTTGCGATTATAGTAGAACCAGGAGCCATGATTGTTTTTGGACCTAAGAACATGTTCTTAATCCAATTTTTCGCCAATAGCAGTAGAAACTTACCACCAATGTATGCAGCCAGACCGATAAGAGCAGCCTTTAATAAATCTAGTGGTTTGGTAAGATCGATAAAACTTAATACGAATCCTAATAGAAATGGTACCAGAACTGCTGTAATTATTGTCAATAATCTCTTGAGACTACCAAAGTATTCGTCAAACAATTTCCCAAGCGGACTTTTTTCTTGCTCGCCTTCGCCTAATTTAGCTTCTTTTTCTTTTTCTTTTTCGGCTAGTCTATTCTTGGTTTCTACACGCGCTACATCAAGATAAGCGTCCATGCCTGCATACATAATTCCTTGAGAGCGCATCACAGCAACCATCTTATCTGCTATGTTTTTAACAACACCGAGAAGATCTGTAAGGACAGCGAGTTGCACTTTTTGAGTGTCAACTGATATTTTAATATCTGTTGATTTCTCATCTTCTTTTACTGGACGCCCTTGTGAATCAGTAGCGATTGTTGGTAGCGGTTTGGTTGCCATTTATTTTCTCTTTGATTGTTCTTTTTCTTTTTCTAAATGTTTCAGTAACATATTAACGTAGATATCTCGCTCGAATGGTAGCCACTCATTGATATCTTCAAGAGAATACTTGTGATGCTGCATCAATGCAAAGTTAAGTTCGTAATAATGCGGTAGGGACATATACCCTACCATTAATCGAAAAAACTTTGAATACCCTCTAGCGTAATCATTTTCTCGACG